CCATCGTCTGCTCAATGGATGAAACTGTTGCTTCCAGATGGTCGATGCGTGCCACTAGGCGTGCTGAGGACCATGTGACTGTGCCGACGATTACGGCCACGGACAGCATTAGTCCGACGGCGACGGTTGGGATTCTGACTTGGCGGATGTCGGACGGCTGATCCATTACTCAACTTCAACCCATGAGGTCGTGCCCTCGTCCCAGTAGTAGACGTTGCCGTCGTCGGGCATGGGGGTTGGTGGCTGCCAGACGTAGTTCTCGTCCAGCGACCACGACGGGTAGGGCGATGGCGCGTAGAACGCGTCGGCGTCCGGGTCGTAGGTGCCGCCGATCCCGGCGTAGTTGAACCTCACAGCGGTACCGCCATCAGGTCCATCTTCGTCGTAGTGGACGTTTCCTCGCGTGTTGTACGAAGTCTGTATCCAAGTACCGCCGAGTCCGAGGTCGTCGGCAAGGAACTCCTGCCCACGATGCTCCTCCTCGTCCGGTACGACGAGAACCCGGAGAACGATGTTGGTGTCGGGATTGATCTCTGCGAAGTGGGCCATCACGCGTTCCTGTACCTGATAATGACGATTCCGCTTCCACCCGCTCCAGAGCCGTAGGACGAACCGCCTCCACCGCCGCCTCCAGTATTGGCAGACGCACTCGATCCAGCGGAGTAGGCGTTGCTGCCAGCGGCTCCGCCGCCGTTGCCGCCAGCGCCGCCACCGCTGGCGTTGTTCCAGACACCACCGCCTCCGCCGCCACCGCGATACTGGCTGGTGCCATCGTAGTAGTAGTTGGCCTTCCCGCTGCCCCCATAGCCTCCACCGCCGGAACCACCGCCGCCACCGTTGTATTGGGCACCTCCGCCACCGCCCCCTGCGTTATAACCCCAGTTTGCGGCTCCGCCGCTAGCGCCTGTTCCTCCGGTTCCGGGTCCTACGACGTATCCGGCAGCGACGCCGGTACCGCCTCCACCACTACCGCCCTGACCGTTGGAGGTCCCGGCCCACTGCGAGGATCCAAAGCCGGATCCCAGACCGCTTGCTCCAAGCCCAGTTGAAGTAGACCCGTCACTGCTAGCAGCGCCGCCACCGCCGATGACCACCGAGTACCCGGTGGCCGTCACCGCAACATCGGTGTCGTCGTCAGCGGCACCACCGCCTCCACCTCCACCGCCGTTGGACCCCGACCCAGCACCGCCACCGCCGCCGCCGAAGGCAATCACATCAACCAAGTTCTCCGACCCCTCCACCGTGACGGTGAACGTGCCCGAGTTGGTGAACGTGTGAGCCTTGTAGTCAACTCCGCTGTAGGTGTAGGTGGTGATGAAGTCACCGCCAGTAGCGGTTATCGGCACAAATACGCCGCCCTGACCGGCGACTGCGGAAAGAAGCATATTCATCTATCTAACCGATGTTTCCAATCAGCGACCATCCGTTTGCACTCACCTTGACAGTCGCAACAGTCGTGTACCTGTCCCCGCAAGTCAGCGTGCCATCCTTCGATGTAACCGAAGCGCCAGTACCGGCTGCGAACGTAAGCGTTCCCGTTCCGTTGCGCTCAAAATACATGACGGTACCGATCTCAAAGTCCTGAGCGGAGTCCTGCGGCAGCGTGACCACCGCCGTAGCGTGCGTTGTGACGAAATATGTGTTCTCGTCCCCAACAGCGGGGGCGATAGCAGCGTCGGAGTTATTTTCGATAACCAGATGGTTGATGGTCTGACCGGTAACCGTCAGGTTCCCGGCAACTGTCAGCCCGGTCAAGGAACCAACCGAAGTGATGTTTCCCTGAGCGGCTGTCGTCACCGTACCCGCCGTAGTGGCTGTAAGAGAGTTCCCGGTACAGACGCCTGCCGTAGTGGCCGAGGAAGCAAGACCGGTCAGGGGACCAGTAAACACCGTGGCCTGCAACGAACCCGTACTGGCATTGTAAAGCAATGCAGCATCAGTCTTTGGGGCCAGATCGCCGGTAACGGACTCAAAGACACCCACGAAACAGGTCGCGTCGGTCGTGTCAGCGACCGTGATGGTGGTTGGTGTTGGGGCCGCAGACCAGATCAGACCCGTCGCCTCCGTCGAGTCGGCAGTCAACACATAAGTGTTGCTACCCACAGCCAGGCGAGACACAGCGTCAGCAGCCGTAGCCGCAATGATGTCGCCCTTCACGTCAACGATGTCGTTCTGGATGACACCAGGTGTCGAGTTGACGAACGCCTCAACGTCGTCGAAGTTCTCGTTCATGTCCGCCGCGACGATTGTCGTCCCAGCGGAGAACGAGTTTGTTACAGCGAGTGTTGCCATTTACCTGAGTCTCCTTGGCGTATAGGTGAAAGCCAACGCATTGACTTCCCAATGATTATCCGACGCTGGCCCACTAACCTTCATACTTACACTCTTAGCCGTCCCAAGAGTCGGCAGATTCACCACATCCGCAGTCAACGACTGGGCGATAGCATCCCACTTCGCAACGTACGCTGACGCATCATCGGCATCATCCCACCTGGCCGTATCCCACCTCGACGTAGAAGTCTTCCCCAGGACATCCACAGTGAACGAGTTCGACTGCGCCGACTTGTCGTAATCCTTGTAAATCTGGATCGGCAACACAATCGTCGCCTCCGCGGATGTCACCATCCGCGGTCGACCCCACCGTTTCTTCACAATCGGATTCTTGCCAGTCATCCACCGGGTGAAGAAATGCGACACGATATGGGCCTCCGTGGAGCCCACATATCGGTCGCTGGTACGCTTCTGTTCATCCTCGACATCGACAACGATCCCTGTGTTCGCCACACAGCCGGCGTAAACCGTCGGTGTCGAGTTCGGAGGCCGGTAAGAATACAGTGGACCTGCGTCAATGTCCGTCAACACCCAGGCACCTGTCGGTCCCAACGTCGGATCGTAGATGAACGTCCGTCGGGTCGTCACACCGAGCTCCGTCCAGTTGACGCTGACATACACCTTCTGGTTGCCCCATGCCAGTTGCGGATTCGATGCGAACGTGATGCGTCCGTCGTCAATGGCTGGTGAAATCTTATCGAAGGTCCAAGCGAAGTTTTCTCTGTTGTAGGAGAAGATGCCCTGGTCGGCATACCAGAAGAACACCCCGTACGGAGTTGATACCGGCTGTGACAGTGGTACAGAACCGACACTGTCTGTGAGGGTGACGACCTGGAACGAGTCCGAATCGAACCCGAAAATGGCGTACACACTGTTCGACTTGAAGACCAGCAGACGGTCACCCATCGGGCACAACCCGGTGATGTAGTCGCCATGTTCACCCTTGTCGATGTCGACAAAGTCTGTTGCTGTCCACCTTTCCGGGTCGTTGGCGTTCGACCAGCGAACCCGGTACTTGTAGCCGGTACCCGACTCGTAGGTGGACGCAGCCCACGCAAAGTTGTTCCAGAACGCCACATACTGGGCCTGCGGGAAGTTGCCGGCCGACCCATCCAGGGTCACCCCCAGGTCAGCAGCCGATGAACCATCCCACTTGAACGACACCTGGTCGTAGGACACGCCGTATGCCACATTGTTCATGGTCATGCCATAAACCCTGGAACCATCCGTGCGGGACGTAATCCCGGTCAGATCCGTGAAGTTCGATGAGGCGGAATAGGCGACCTTGGTGCCATAGTTGACCATCAACTGGCTTGTGCCACCATCCGTGTGAAGCGCCCAGATACCCTTCACATCGGCGCTCAGGGCAGTCGTGTTGCGCCGGTCGACACCGTCCCGCATGCGGATGCCGCCACGGGGGTCGACAAGGACGTTGAGCAGATCCGGTGATTCGTTGTCTGCAAGATTGAACTGGTCGGTGCGAAAATTCAGACCACCGGTGAACGACTCCAGTGTTTCCAACTTGAACTGGCTAGGCACCGATCACTCCCACGAGTAACGCAAGCGGTTCGGAAGAAGAACCTGGGAACGCCACCGTGACGCATTCCGGCTGTTCAACAGCACCGGCTGAGGTGCCGGCATATCGTCATAGCGGGCTTTCAGATTGTCGAGCTCCTGGTTGAAAATCTGGAAATACTGTGTCGCCATCGTCGGATCTTCCTGCTGCTCGTAAGCACGGGCAATCCCATACGTTGCCACGACAATATGGAACGGATCGGGCAGATCCGTTGGTTCCGTCGAATCGGACACACCAGCCCCGAACGTGGTCGGCTTCTTGTACGCGCGTACATAGATTGTCTCAACACCAGTTGGTGTGGCATACAGGCGGACTGTTTCCCCCCAGTACGACCACCACCAGGGTGATCCCTGGCCGCTGATATTCAACGGGTACACCACATCACCCTCGTCGCGCCCGACGTAGGTTATGACATGGTTGTTGGTGCGGAGGGCTGCGAGTTCTCGCAGACCGCCCGTTACGGCTGCTCCGATGACAGCGATGGTGTAGTCCTTCTGAGAGGCCACCGTGCTGAACGTGGTCGACACCTCGAAGAACGGCCACCGTTTCTCCGAATAGACGATCACATCGTAGCCCTCGCCCAGAAAACGGTTGAGGGTGTCGTCAGTGATGTCGGTGGCGTCAATGTCCACCACGGAGCGGACATACGACCGCATGGTCGAAATGTCCACGGCTACTCCCTATGGAAGACGCACAGGTCGCTGCCCGCAGG